ATGACTCGCCCTGCAAATCTTGTATTTTGCCGCATTAAATCAGCAACTGCAAACACTTGTCCAGGGAAGGTCATCAATCCTTGCAACCCAGTTGTAAACGTAATGACTTTATTGTTCGTCTTTTCTGTTTCAAGCAGCCAGGTTGCAAGTCGCGTTGCCTGTGACTTTGATGTGCATCCAAACCCTATAATTTCCTTGACTTGGTATCCATACTTATCTCTCATTGGTACATCCTCAACGCAGACAAAGTTCGGCCTGTAGAAATTTTCAGGGTCGTTGTATCGTACCTTAACAACAGTTGGTCTGGTTTTGATCGACGTATAAGAATAATTAAACAAACCATCGAGCACGTTGCTGTTGTTGTATAAATTGACCGGCGCAACTGAGACACTTGGGGTCTCACCAGTTCCATCAGTAATTTTATTAAGCTGCCCATGATCCGCTGCTGCTGTCACAGTGTTCGACTGCCAATACGTCATCCCTCTGAATATGCTCGCCATATTCTGTAGAACTGTGTACGCTTGCTCCTGACCAGCAATCATCATGTTGCACGCAAAACGCGGCTCAGGTTTGCCACTAAACACCGATTCAGCAGTACCTACAGATCGCGATGCTGCTGCTTTGACCTTAAAGATCGCCGTAGAAGTCACCTGAGTTACTTTAAATATGAATTTATTATTCGCGTTTTCTGTTTTAGCAGAGTTCGAGGTTCCCATAAATCTAAGGGTTACTTCATCGCCAACACTCAGTCCATGTGCAGCTCGCGCACCTGACGCAGGATGTGTTACTGTAATATCGTCACCTGTTTGCGTATAGGTCGCTTTTACCTCTTGTGATGGAATCCGCTCATTGGCATATTTAGCTAACGGATAGTAATCAATATAACTTATATTCTCGGTTTCAATAAAGTCACCTGTGCCATACCTGGACGAAGTAAGTAAATCAATGAAACAACAAACTGGGCAAGTTGTGTAAAATTTATCGCCTGACACCTGACCATCAAAGTCGCCCTCAAAGCACAAACTGCCATCAGCTCTTGGAGTGGCGTTGCTAAATATCTTTACCTTAAGTCCCTCTACTAAATACGCTCTTCGAGGTAAGCTCTTAAACTCCTCTGTGTTGATGCTAGTGGCGACAACTGCTGTATTTTTATAGTTGACGCGACTTGATCTGTAGGTGTTAATTGCCGACCAAAGAAGTCTGTTGCCTCGACTATTGGCTAACGGAGTTTTAATTGATGTATCGATAAAATCAAAAAAACTAACCTCAAATGCGGCCTCTCTAGCTCTACTCCTTTCCATATTATTACCTATTCCTTGTTCTTTATTTGTCGCATAAACCGCTTTTATTAGAACATTAGCTGTTGGGTCAGGAGTGATTGCTCTATACAGTGACGAGCTTGCGTCAACGTTTTGCGTCGCCCTAATAAGGCGTTCTTTTTTAACCTTAACCTGCCATGGGCCGACACCATGCAAAGGTATTTTCGGCGTTTGATATACAAATTCTGACGTTGAGATCCCAGTGACCTGATAATCAAAGTCGGTCACACCAAAGCCAACTTCGCCAGACTCTGGCCCTCTTGTATCGCCCAAGCTGTCTGTGATTTCAATTGTCCAGCGGACAGTGGCGTTAAAAAGCTGGCCATTGGCCAAACCTTCTTTGGCAGTCGAGAAAAGTCTTGGAATTACAAAGACAAAACTCGCCTTCTCCGCTGTTGCGTCGGTGATTGTTCTTGTTTCAGTGCTGCTGCCTGTAGCAGATTTTTGATACCTACGCGCCGTAACCTCATTGTTACTATCCACATCTTCGTTGTAATTGCTGCCAACTTCTAGGGGTGGGCTAAACGCAATCACATTTGCAAGATCAGTATCGCCACCAAAACCATTAGACTCGCCAATAACAGGGACAGGCTGATCCACTCCACCTAGGTTGCTTGTATAATTTATGTCGATCAAATTTGAATCAAAACTGCCATTTAATGATGTTTCATTGAAGAAAATGTTCTTTGGTAGTCCACCTGTACCACCAGGAACAATGCCATTAATCGGCCCTTCGCATAAAAGGTCGAGAAATTTTATGACTGCTGCCGATTTAAGTGACATAATTAATCCTCAAATTGCCTGTGTGTAGTGTTTCCACTTCGTAAAACCTTGTACCCTTGCCTAACAACTTGAAGGGTGCATCCTGGCTGCGCTCTAAAGTCCAAGATTTTTATGTTTGGCTTGATTCTATCTTGTGGGTTGGCAGGTTCACTGTATTCAATCCAATGAATCCATGTATATTGCTCCCCAGGGTCCAACAAACCAGACACTGAGCCACTGATGCTTGCCACAACAGGGTCTTCTCCCGGACTTACCTCATGTATAACGTCGATCTGATATGTAAAAAAAGCATCGACCTTTGTGCTGCCAATACCACCTGCAAAGTCGAACAATCCATTGTTTAATTGCAGAATCACTTGGAAGTTTTTGCTTTTATTATTCTTTCTCAGGTAAGCCTCATTGTCACGCATATTTTCTTTTACGCCCACATTGTCAGTTGAAGCGGCGATAGAAATTGTTTCTATCAAAGACAATGGCTCACCATCACTTTGAAGTATATCTACTGCAGGGCTATATCCTCTAATCTCACCGCTTGGATCCTCTATTCGTTTGCTTCTGACTCCACCAGCACTTACAACGTCTGCTGTCAAAGCCTCAGAATTGACAGTTATAGTTTGTGGACCTTGCGCTCTTATGTATGCACCCGCTGGATGCGCCTTGTCTTCGCGTGCGTCAGACTCAAACTCAACAGATATTAAATGTGAGCCGATTAAGCATTTACCATAAACTATTGGAACGGCTGCACCATTGGCACCAGCAGTGTTTACAGCTCCGCTGTATGAATAATTCTGCACACCATCAGTCGCCCTTGAGACACCTTGTGGTCCAGAAGCTCTGACATTATCACCCTCACCTTTCGCCATACTTAGCGTAGGCATTGGCGAGATAATATTTGCAATTCCAGTTATAATCAAACTTGCACCAACCGCGCTTAAGGCAGTACCTACTGCGGCTGCATTTAATACTGCAAGTGATGAAACGCCGACTGCTGCCTGTCCTGCACCAAATAAACCGACTGTACCAAAAAATCCTGCGCCTGGAAACAAGAATGATGCAGCTATAAGGCCAGCTCCAATGAGAATTGGCGTCATTTGCTCCCCGCCACTACCACTAATTACAGGCGTTAAAATTAAAGGCTTCTGACCAATTGGTAGCTGTAGATCGCCATAATCCAACCCATAACTCCCCTGCGTTAAGGTGTAACCGATCCCATTTTGATGAGCTACAAACAACTCATCAGCCAAGCCAGGTCGATTTATGCACAATAAACGCAGTGCGTCAGACGGCGTTTTAAGGTTTTTATAGCTGTGTATTTTGCCGTAACGTTCAGACAGATCACCCATTAAAACTATGCTTTGCTCCATACCTAAACACGGCACACACCCTTTTGATATAATAGTGGTGGAGCTGTTCTACAACACTCAAAGAGTTCATCCGCTGGTGTAACAACTGCATGTCGCCAACGTAAATGCCTCCATGCATGGCTGACGCGGTTTGTATCTTAAAGACTAGCATGTCACCTGGCCGATGTTGCCCCCAGCCTACGTCGATAAAACCATGAGAAGGTGCCTGTTCAAGAAAAACACTCTCACAGCTATTTAAATCATCTGGTCGTTTAAAATCAGGTAAATGTATATTGTTGAGTTGATAAAAATCTCTGACTAATGTGTAGCAATCATGGACGCCATAGCACCATTCTCGCCCAAGGAGGGTTGAATAATCCACCATGTGTTTGAGGTTACCTCCCATAGATACCAATCTACACCGAGCTGCTGGCACGCAAATAGGTCGGGCTTGCTTGGTGGTTTTCCATTTGTATGTGAGTGTACTATAGCCTCAATTTCGCCAGCATCTAATGCTGATAGGTAATCCTTTGGTTCAATAATAAATTCAGTAAGTGGATTTTCTGCAATATTTCTGCATGGCAAATATTTGCCGTTTACAACAAAACCACAACTCTCTTTTGGAAACACCTTTAAGGCGTGAGCCTCCGCGTCAAGTCTGAATCCTAACATTATGAAAACCGCCATAAGGAATTGTCGTTGAGTCGGGAAATCTTGCCCTGCAACTTGTAATCTTTTTCCCACATACATCCTCTGCTGCAGTGGACACAGGGTTGTCATTTGCATCAAAAAATGCCGTCCCTGTGTAGGTGCAATCTCCGCCTGCTTCTCTATATTTCCAAGGGCAATAATCGCTAATGATGCGTTTTGGTATTTTTACATTTATAAGGTCTAAATTGCTAGCAAGCTCGAACTCAACAGCGTCTTTTGTCTCTGCAGAAATTCGGTCAACATAATAAATTTCATCGGGAAATTTGCCAAAATCAGAGTCTGCAGTCGTGTGTTCATCGTAATTCAC